GTTTTGCGTGTTCGGGTTGCTGTTGGCACGTGGGGTCGCTTGGCTTGGCGTGCGCGTGCCTTGGCGGTGCCGTATGCCTGGCCCCGGGTGGCGTTGCACTTGCCGCAACTTGGCACCAGGTTGTGTAGTTCGTCGGTGCCGCCCCGGTCGGCTTCGATTAGGTGGTCGGCTTGGGTTGCTTTGCGTGTTTTGCACCAGTGGCAGTTAGGTGCGTCGCGTAGTAGTTCGGCGCGGTTCTTTCGGTAGGTGGGGTTGGCTGTTCTTTTGCTCATGGTGTTACGGCTGACGCGCTGTCGCTTGTCCTAGCGCCTTCGCTTCGCTCAGTTGCTACCGGTTGGCGTTGGCAAGCCGCGCAGACGGGTTTGCCTTCGATGATTGCGTCTCCGAACTTTTCGGCTAGGTGTGTTTCTTGGCAGTGGTGGCACGTGCCGAGGTAGGTCGTGGGTGTGTAGGTGTACTTGTGTTTCATTGGCTGCCGCTTTCTGTTGGCTGTAACGCTAGTCGGGCAGAACTTGCCCTGGGCCCACGCCGTCCGATATACGCTCGGTTCACACTGCCGCACGCCGTGTTCATGCGCGCGGGCTTGCCCTGGCTGTCTGACGGCCGAACTAGCGATGATTAGTCGCCGAGGGTTTTCACCTGCACGCCTTCTTCCGCGAGACGTCGCGCCCTTTCGGGTCCTATTCAGTTTTTATTTATGCCAGACGAAGCGTTTCTTGGCACCGTCGTGCAATCGTTTCTAGGTGTTGTCTGTCGGCTTCGATGCCGATGCAATAGCGTCCCGTTGCTTTGACGGCCACCAGGGTGGTGCCCGAACCGGCGAACGGTTCGAGCACCTTAGCGCCCGGGGCGATGAGATTGAGGCACCATTCCATGACGGCGACGGGTTTTTGCGATAGGTGCACTTTGTCGGGTTCGATAGGGGCGCTGAACACTGCGGGCGTGTAACGCTCCACCGGTTCTTTTGGGCCGTTCGTTGCGTGCAGCACTAGTTCATGGCCGGCAGTGAACCGGCCACGGTTAGGGCGTCCGAAGCCTTTGTTCCACACTCCTACGCCTTGCCATATCCAGCCGGCTGATTGTACGGCGTCAGACAACGTGGGCAACTGGCGCCAGTCGATGAACGCAAGTAGGTCGCCGCCTGGTGTTGTGATATTGCGAGCCAGTGACAGCCATAAATGTGACCACGCGAAGTAGGCGCGTTGGTCGCGGTGGTCGCCGTCGAATGTCGAGTAGTCGCGTGATACGCCGCTCGAGGCGTACTTGTCCACGACGTCGCGCATTTTGTCGGAACGCATAGCGCCGCCCGAGCTGTATGGCGGGTCGGTTACTACGGCGTCCACTTGCAGCCCTTGGCGGGCTTGCTGCACCATGACGTCCAGGGCGTCGCCGTGTATAAGTTGCACGCTTTCGTCTTCGTAGTACACGGGTGCTTCGCCGTGCACGATGTTGCCGGTCACTGGTCGCCCCGAGCCTGGTCCGGTAGGGCGGTCAGTTTGTCTATCACTTGGCTTGCCTCGCCTTTTGTGAGGTCGCGGGCGCCCGTTATGTCGCGGCCAATCGTGTCGACGCAGAACTGTCTAAGGTCCTCGGCTTGCGTAAGCCCCTTACGCTTGGCGGTCGCGCCCAGCATCTTCATTTGTGGCTGTGTAATGGCACTGCCAGCACTTGCGGCCTTCTTTTTTTCGCGTTCACGTTCCACAATTGCTTGCACTTGCTCATCGTGCGACGGCACTTCGTCCCACGGGTCCGGGCCACCGCCGACAACGGGCACCGGGCCCACGTGTTTCGGCTTGCTTGGCGGTCCGGCACGGTGAAACACTTCGTTCGTGCTTGCAAGCTTGGCGAACGCGCCCGGCAACATGACGGCCACCAGGCGGCCCAAGGCTGACGTGGCTGCGTTCATCTGTTCCGAGTCGCGCGTATATGGCGTATCACCCGGAAAGGGCTCCCAACAGTATGCGACGGCCGGGTGTTGGTCGTCGGGCGAACGCCACGCCGTTACCTTCACTTCGATGAACGTGCGATTGCCGAGCACCCGCACCGCAGGTTCACTTTCTACGATGCGCACGTCCGGAAACTTCTCCGCCAACATTTTGAGCCGGTGCGGAACGTCCACGTAGTCATTTAGTTGCCAAGCCATAGGTTGCTGCCTCTCTTTTGCTTTGTCGGTGAAAGTGTAGCCATAGGGTGCAGCGCGGCTTGCGGTGTGAAGTAGCCGGGTGCGCGCATATTGGTACGCCAGTGTTCGGGGGTGTTGGCGTGGTGCAAGTCAATCCACCCGGCGAGCACGACGTCGAACTTGTAGAAACTTATGCGGTGCACTAACGCCAGAACGAACGGGGCGGCCTTGTCGTCCGGGTAAGTGATTAGGTGGCCGTCGAAGTGTTCGGTGCTGCGAACTTCTACGCCTGCAACGTCGTGGCGTGTCTTGTCGTAGTTCGTTGCGAACCCGTACTCAACGCCGAAGTGCTTGGCAAGTGCAAGTTCGCCGAGCCAACCGACAAGTTGGCGGCGCTGTTCTTCTTCACTGGTCGGGTTCCAGGCGTGTCGGTGCTTAGCGCCAATGAGGTTGGCGTTGTGGCGTACCTGGTCGGCGTGTTCGCGTAGCGCTGTTACTTCGTGCGGCATGAGTGGCACGAGTACGCCTTTGCGAAGTTGCGTGGCGTCATATGTGCGATATGTCAAGCGCGAACACCGGCCCATTGTTCGAGCGTTGCGACGGTGCCGCGTAGTTCTTCGATGACGGCGCGCTGCCAGGTCATAATTGCCAAGGCGCGGGCGGCGCTGACGGCGGTGTGGTGGTCGGGGCTGTTGTCGGCCAGGTCGGCCAGGTCACGGACTAGGGCTTCGTAGTCATGCCAGCGCGGGTTCACGGCCAGGTGCTCCACTGTGGCCAGCCGCCTTCGCGCTGAATGAGTAGCGCGGCGGCCAGGTTGGTGGCCGGGTCAAGTAGGGCGATGCAGTTGTCCGGGCTGACCGAACCGTGCACGGCGAGCCAACCGGCCGGCCAATACTTTGAGGGTAGGCACCACGTCGGAATGTGCACCTGCATGAGGCCGTAGGAACCGCCGAGGGCTTTGTCGCCGATTGCGTCGGGTTGGCACGCGCTTTCTTTGCGCATGATTCGCTCGAGGGTGTCCAGTTCTTCCTGGGGCCAACCGAGGGTCCAGGCAAGCCCTACGAACGCTTGGCAGTCGCCGGGTGTTATGGGTGCGGGGGTAGGTGTTTCGTCGCGTCCTAGGGGCTGTGGAGCGCTGTTTTGGGGTGCTGTGGGGGTGGTTTCGGGGGTTTCGGTGCTTTCGTACACTGCCGGGGGTATCCGGTCGGCGTCGGGTAGCGGGGCTATGACGAACGACAGACCGGTGAGTGCTGACGTGAGTAGGGCCGCAAGGCTGACGATGCCGGCGTTCATGCCACGGGTGTTTCTGTGACGCTGTGGCTATCTTCGAGGCGTACCGGTACGCCCCAGGTTGCCCACTTGTCTGAACGGAACGCCAACTGCGCAAGCATGGAACGGTCCTCGCCTTTCTTGCGGAATATTTGCACCATGACGTGCTGGCCGTCTGGCATGGTGCCGGTGAATACCTCGTAAAAGATTACGACGGGGTCGGGGGTTGGTTCGGTCATCAGGTTGCTGCCTTCCTTTTGAGTTGTGCTAATGACCGTAGCGGGTCGGTGTCATGTTGTGGTGAATACCTTGGCGAACGCTTTCTGGACGGCTTTCGGGTCGGTTGCCAGTTCTAGGGTGAGTTCGACGTGCCACCAGTCGCCGCCCGGGGCGCCACTGAATGTTGGCGCGGTGGCTTTGCGCCACGTCTCGCGGTCGCAACGCCAGGACCGGCCGAACGGTTGCGGCCAATAGTCGATGACCAGGGCGATGCCTAACGTCTGCCAGTTCGCCAGGGCGGTGCGCATGAACGCCAACGATTTGGCGCGGCCGTCGGTGGTGCCTTTGTTTTGTGCCGGGTAGTACCGGTACGACAAGTCCAGGGCTACGCCTCGCGCATGGTTTGACACTTGGCCGGGCTTGCCGCGAATGTCGCGCTGTACCCACGTGCCGTTATTCCAGAGCGCGCCTTGCGAATGTGTTGCAGCTTGTCGAGCCCATTCTTCGGTGCCTGGTAATTTGCCGGCCGTGACCGGGTATGTCGGTACGACGTACGGCGCAGGCATTATTTTGCGGCGTCGTTTTTCTTGCCACTGAATAGCGACGCCAGGTGCGGGTCGCCAATTTTTGAGGATACGAACGCCATAACGCCGGCAAGTAGCGGCATTGCAACGGCGAGCAAGCCCGGGTCGACGTTGTACTTGGCGCCGAAGTAGGTAAATAGGCCGAGGAGGCCGCCTTTTACTGTCTGGTCGACGCCTTGTGCGGTGCTTCCGTTCATGTTGTGCTCAGTTTCTTGCCGCCAGTAAGTAAGGGCGCTGCGTTATTTTGTTTTAGGTGCTGGTGGGTAAGGGTTGGCAAGTTTTACTGCGGCTACAGCTGCACGCCAAGCGGCTTCGGTGCTGTCACCGCGTTGCCATTCGAAGAACAGACCGTCCGATTGCTGTTCGTATGCCGTGCGACGTGCCGCTTCAACAGCCGCAATTTGCTTGTTGTAATCCACGGCAGGCCAGCCAGCATCAAGTTCGGCTTGTGTCGGTTTTGGCGTGTTGCTGAACCATTGCAAAGTGGCGTAGTCATTGTTATCAATTGCCCATTCACTGCCGGGGTAATTTGCTGATAGCACTGCTGCGTAATCGGTCACGGTGTCAC